GTAAAAACTAAGTATGATGATCCTCGGTGGAATCGTTTTCCTGTTGATCCTGGTGATGGTTTTTTTCATCTCCAGACAAAACGCGACACAGCGACAGGAGATCAAGCAGATGGAACTCGATGCCGAAGCTGCGGCGTCAAAGCCGCAGCCGCGTATGAGCGATTCAGTGATCACACCGATGGAGCCGGAACCTACAGATGATCCCATGCCTGGTGACGCCCCGGTGTCTCGGGTTGCCGCTCCGGCTCCCGCTCCCGCTCCCACTCCCGCTCCCACTCCGGCTCCCGCTCCGGCTCCCGCTCCCGCTCCGGCTCCTGCTCCCGCTCCGGCTCCTGGTTTGTGGGGTTTAGTTGAGGGCGTGGATCTTAGTGGTGGAGGGTTTCATCTTCACAAGAATTCAAACCCGAAACTCGAGGGTACAAAAGAGGAAAGGACAAAAATATGCACCGACAAATGTGCGGATCAGTCTGACTGTAAAGCAGTTGTTTTTGACTATCGACACAACCTGTGCTGGTCCAAGCGTTCCATAGATAAGTCCAACGAAAGAATAGCGGCGAACCGTAAATATTTTCACAAGTGTAAAGCTGGCGACACCGATTGCAAGACGATAGAAGAACTTCTGAAACCCCCACCGGCTCCGGCTCCGGCTCCGGCTCCGGCTCCGGCTCCTGCTCCAGCTCCTGCTCCGGCTCCGGCTCCGGCTCCGGCCCCGAACCACTCGACGAACGGAAGGTGTGGTCATGCCGGCAATAATAATAAGAGGTGCCCCGGCAAACAGTGTTGCAGTCCCAGTTATTGGTGTGCTGGTAACCAAGTGGAGTATTCCGCTTGGTGTAAATACGGTGACGGGAAGGGGGGGTACAGAGGAGTGAGTAGCGGTGGGTACGATGGACAGGGTTAAAGACAAGGCACCTTGTATAGATATAACCAACTAAAATGTCGCTGTCTATCCAACAATCCACCGATTTCGTCCCCACCGCCGTTCAGTTCTCGAAGCTTCGTAAGAACAAGAACGGTGGTAAGGCAGTCTACATCAACGCAGGCGATAACAAGAAAGTGTATCTTCAACTCCCGTTCATGCGGTCTCCGTACGGCCTTTCGGCGTTCACCGACGAATCGAGTGGACGAACTTCCTACTCGCTCGACCTTTCGTTCGACGCTGAAAACACCGAGGCGATGGATCTGCACAACAAGCTCACCGAGCTGGACGATATCATCGTGAACACCGTCGCCGCCAATTCCAAGGAATGGATGGGTAAGGAGTTCAACGTCGCCGTTCTCAAGGAGGCACTCTACAAGCCTATGGTTCGCCCGGGTAAGGAACAGTACCCCGCGACGATCAAGCTCAAGATCCAAACCAAGCCCGACGGTACCTTCGTCCCGGAATGTTACAGCATGAACAAGGAACAGGTCACCCTGGACTCGATCGAAAAGGGTCAAAAGGCTATGGCCATCGTCGACCTGAACCAGATCTGGTTCATCGATAACAAGTTCGGCGTCACCATCCGACTTCAGCAGGCTCTGTTCGAGGAGTCCACCAAGCTTCCTTCCTTCGCGTTCCAGGGAGTTACCTTCCCCGGCGCCGCCGCTGCCACCGAAGAGGAAGACGACGACGATGAACTCGAGGTCGACGTGGACGAAGATCACTGATTACATAATTACGATTTAATGATAAAAACAAATTTCCAATGAAAAAGTAATCGTCCAATAAAATTCTTAGTTTAGTGTATAATGGATTGCTCCGTGTCAACTGTTAAGGTCACGGACGAAACAGGTGCCTCTCGAGGTGTCGAAATCGTTCCCAGCGGGTGTGAACCAGTCAGCGACGATGTCTGCAAATCAGGGTTCATGGCACCTGCCGAGAACGTATCGTTCCCCCAAAACGCGCTTAAACAATGTTGCAAATGCCGGAAAGGTGAGACGTGTGCCCTGTGTGCGGACCCGTCGGCGTGTACTGACGAAGAGAAGGAAAAATTTGTCGGGATCAAGGATTGTTTTGGTATGGTCGAAGAGGAAGAGACCGAAGCCGAAGCTGATGCCGAGTCGGTGGAAGCTGAGGCTGAGTCGGCGGCGGAGACTGCGACCGCGACTGCGGAAACCAAGAGTTCGGGGATGTTCATGTATTACGCGATAAGCGTGTGTTGTGTGATTTCCATCGTGGTGTTCATGATGTCCAGGGGAGGAGGCCGTAGAAATAATATTATGTACTAATAATAATGAAACTCCGTGTACTCGCCGTTATCGTCATCGCGATCATCGTACTCGTCGCCGTGATGAATAAGTCATCGTCGTCCAACTATACTGTTTACGGCACCAAAGGGTGTCCCTGGTGTAAGAAACAGATAGAATATTTCGAAAAGAACGGGACGTCATTCAAATTCGTCGATTGCAACAAGCAATCATGTAAGGGAATGGATGCCTTCCCTACGATCGTCTCCCCGAGTGGTGAGAAGACTGTCGGGTACAAGGAATTCTAACTTAAAAGGTAAAAGTCTAATTTGGGTATATGCAAGTCGGTGTCTTTTACAAAAAAGGTACACGCTACCACTGTTTCTGTAATCGACAAGCGACTAGATGTACAGAAGAAGCCTGTAAACAATATGGGAAGGGGCACTGGATTAACGTTGGATCGGCGATCTGCGAGCACGATCGTATACGCTCTCGGTGCAGGAAGTGCGGTGGGGGCGCAATCTGCGAACACGATCGTATACGCTCTCAGTGCAAGGAGTGCGGCGGGGGTTCAATCTGCGAGCACGATCGTATACGCTCTCAGTGCAAGGAGTGTGGCGGGGGCTCAATCTGCGAGCACGATCGTATACGCTCTAAGTGCAAGGAGTGCGGCGGGGGTGAAATCTGCGAGCACGATCGTGTACGCTCTCGGTGCAAGGAGTGTGGCGGGGGCTCAATCTGCGAACACGATCGTATACGCTCTAAGTGCAGGAAGTGCGGCGGGGGCTCAATCTGCGAACACGGTCGTCAGCGCTCTCGGTGCAAGATGTGCGATGGGGGCTCAATCTGCGAACACGACCGTGAACGGAGGCATTGTCAGATCTGTGACCCCGCTGGATACGTAGCCAAGCTGAGACGGACTCGGCGATATCAAGCAGTAAAAACAAAAACAACCGCGACTCTCGAAGACCTCTGTATGACGGTCAAGGACTGGGTCGACTACCTGAACGGAACCTTCGAGAGAAATTACGGGTACCCGAGGACCGACGACGTCAAGGTTCACATCGACGAGATCGTACCGTGTTCTGCCTGGGATTTACCGACCGAAAATAAGTACTGTTGGCACTATCTGAACAGTCAGTACTTATTAGCGGATGAAAATCTGAGCAAGCGTGCGAGCTACACTGAAGAGGATAAACGCGCGATGATCGCGCGTATCGATGCGTATTATTTAGATACCGCGGATGACCTGCATGGAGATGGACAGAATGAACGCGTCCAGCATGCTGGAAATTGGCTTGAGCACGGTAATGTGCTTGGACAGGGAACGGTTCCATACGAGACGCAGGATAAAGGTAGAGATGAGGATGTTCAGAAGGAGAACGAGGATCTCCTTGACGACCTCGGACCGGTTACGGGACTTGGTAAAGATTTCTTGGAGCATTTTACTATAGATCGAGATTTTTTTCCTGGGGTAAAGTAAGTATGCTTCCCCTGACCGGTTCCGAACCTCGGTACACGACCAAGCGCTGGGGCTCGAAGCGCGGAATCGGGAATAATAATTGTTATGCCTACGCCATCGGCGATTACGAATCGTACCGTTGGCAAAAAGCGATCCCAGGTGACCGATCCGGCCTGTCAGGTTTGAACCATACGTACACACACTGTACTGATCTTCCTCGGCGCGTTATTTCCGATAACCCTAAAAAGGTCTACAAGACGGACGCCGCTAAAAAGTGTAAGCCTGGGTACTTTAAAATGATGATGTTCGTTTCGCCTGGACGTCCGACGAATTACATTCGTCAGGGCGATTTCCATTTTTACAAGCAACACGGCGTCGTGGAGTACAAGGTGAAGAAGGGCGATACGATCACCTCGGTCGCTAAGTTTTTCAAGGTTCCTGAGACCCGGGTCAAACGTGCCGGTCAATTCAGGGTGGGTAAGCGTCTCGTCTTCAAAAGTAATCTGTGGAGCCACAAGCGTGGCTGGGCAACGGGTCCTCTCCTGACGGACGCGAAGGGAAAAATCATCAAGGATCCTCGTAAGGCTTCGAGGGATTATCCTGGGTTAAACTATGAGAGGTACTGTAGCTCATTCTGTGTCAAGAAGAGAGGCGTCAAGGTCGGTAAGACCCATGCCAAGGTCGGCCAGAAGCGACTCTAAATCTAGAAGTTCCTCTACGTCGAAGTTTACATCAAAAATGTCAAGGACGTTTAGCACGTTCTGCTCACTCAATACCACGGCGTTCGCCGCCGCCGTGATATTGTTCGTTATAGATACTGTCACTTTAAACTTGGAACCGTCGAATACTTTTCGGCACATCGGGCAGGTGTTCTTACCTTGTTCTTTCCATGCTTCGAGGCAAGATGTGTGAAAGACGTGTCCGCACCGGAGCGGGGGGTTCGCCCGCGTCGGTCGGACCTCGTTCAAACAAATTGAACATGTCGGCATCCTATTTTACAAATCTAAATCTTTTTTTGGTCTAGTACGCGTTTGGGGTCTTGAGGAGAGGCTTATCGCAGGTGTTGCACTTCCCTGTACCCTGCTCCGCCTGTACGGCAGCCATGATCTCGGGGCCCTGCTTCTGGAGAAGCTGGCGGAAAGAGTAGTTGTCCTCGAGGGAGATCCCGTTTTTCTTCATGATATGGTTGTTCAGAAGCTGGATGGAGGACTGAACGGTGAAGCATCGGCCATCTGCCATACCGAGTCGCTGAGACATATTTTATTATTACCCTAGAATTTAATTTGGCGGTTGGTCGGCGTTCGTAACCACGATTGAAATCCTTTGGTCCTGAGGTGTTCCACCATCGGTCCGCACCTGTACCCGAGGTAAATATCGAACACGTCCTTCTGTTCCGTTGGTGTCACGCGAATCTCGTCGTTCTCGTTGATGTGGTCGTTGATGATGTTGTACGCGAAAGCGATCTCCTTCAGGGTTTCGGCACCTGTGATGATGATCTTCCCGGTTGAGAAAATCGAGGTGGTGATTTCCTTCATATCTTCTGAGGGTTTGAACTTGATTTTAACAGCTGAATACCGATCCGGCTCGAAGCTCACTTTGAAAATGTCACCGAAATTTTCAAACCAATCGGCCACCTTATGAAGATTGACGGTGTAGTTGAGAGAGAAATTTGAATTTATCATGACGACCCTGTACGCGTCGGTCGGTATTTCTTGCTGAATTCCCAAAAAAACTTTGAGTATGTGCGCCAGTTGAACGATGACTCTCTTACAGTCGAAGAGATCACAACACCCCGCGACTTGGACTGAACCGTTGGGAAACACCTTCACAGATTTCGTGCTGTACGTATCGTTGTAGGTGAGGGTGACCTGGTTGTAGAAAGTGGTCGGTTTCAACTTCCATTCAAACCCCTCGGTTTTCGAACTCGCCCGCTTCATTTTGTACGAGCCGATCATTTCGAAGACGGTCCGTAATTTTTTTATGTCGACGCTGTGACCGATTTTGGAGACCATCGTGATTGTGGTGATTTTTACCCACGACGGCCTCAATTTTTCTGGCAAATTCCCGCGTATGTCATCGAGCGTCAACAAATACGAAAAGGAATTGTTCGCGATCGATGAGTACATTTTGTGTGGGAAATATTTAAAGAATAACATTCACTTAGGTTTCCATTTTGCAACACGTGTAATCGTAGCGGTACACTGATTTACCGCCGGGAGCGGGAAACGGCGGGATGACGGTGCCGTCCTCGGCTGTCGCACCCGCCTTGAGCTGGAATCTGGTGAGCACCTGGTTGTCGCCGGGACACTTGACGTCCATCCCCTGGAGTCCCATGGCGCCGTCCGTGACGAGGTCCTCCGGTTTGAGCGCCCCGCTCGTCGTCTCGTAGTTCTGACACTGCCCGCTCGTGGGCGCGGCGAGGCATTTATACAGGTACTGGGTGGTATTTTCGTAATGATTACTGGGGTTCACTATATAGTCATACCTGAACTGACTGATGGGCGTTTCACCGAAGGTATCCATTTCCGTACTACCGTCTCGTCCCCTCCCTTTCCCGATACCGCCGAGATCGCACCGAACGTTGTGCCTGTACATGGTGCGCATATCGATTTTGGCATCCATGATTTTATCTCCGAGGGACGCCTTATTCACTATTTGCGTCTTTTGAGTATCGTCGAAAACCTTGGCGTCGATACCGCCTAAGCACGTGTAGTCGTACTTGTAGAGCCCGCCGTTGCAGCTTGTCAATTTAAACTGTTTGACACTGTTCCGCCCGCAATCGACTTTCATCGCGAGATCGTGGATGTTCGCCGTGCACGGCGTTGACCTACGATCCTCGTAATAATTTTTTCGTCGGCGAAGTGAAAGTAAACCTGACATGTCCTCAGCTTCGTTCTCGGCGCCCTGGTCAAAGATCGCCTGCTGTGCCTCGTCCTCCTTGTCGTACGCCGAAACTTGGTTCCTTAACATCTGGAGTTCTTTCTCCCCGTCAGTTCCTTCTCCACCTGTGATCATCTTTTTGTCGGGCTTGAGGTACAAGTACACCGGCGACGCGCAACATATCACCGAGGAAAGGCCCACCACGAGCACCGCAGCTGCGGCCATATAGTATACTTAGAGAAAAGAATTGTTTACCTACCATATGCCGTCGTTCATTCGCGATGCCACGCACGTCCACGACATCGATGCGGACCTGGATTATGTTGAAATCACGTACAAAAAACAGAACCGCACCTACACTGATTATATCAACACCGAACCCCTCGGTTGGACCCGAATCTCCTGTACTGCGAACTACTACAGGTTTTTAGATGCGATGGTCGTCAAGACTGTGGAGGTTCTGCAGCGCATGGCCGAGTTGGCCCTCGAGGATATTTTGCACGACGAGCACGAGCCCAGGTTATGGGTCAGACTGATGCACGCCGTCCGAATTCTAGATCCCACGTTTCAACCACCTCGCATTGATATGGAAAGTGCTTGGCAAGTGGAGTTCATCGCCGAATCATGTAAAAAGTATATTCCGTCTGCGATCTATACCTGCATTTCGAAAAAGCGACTGTCGTATTTTAACGACGTAATGCAAAGACTAGCGCGAGAAGAATGAGCACGACGAGCGCGATTTTCGTCGAGTCGGGGGTATTCCTCGAAACGCCCACTGTAACGACCTTGGGCTTTCGGCACGAGACGCCGTAGTCAATGTTGCGCTTCGGGTGGATCACCTTGTTCATGACGTTCTGTTCCGCCTGCTCCGCGCAGAGGTTCGTGGCGCAGAACGGGCTTTTACTGGTCTTGTAAATCTCATCGACGCCGACCTTATCGAGAAGTCTCTGCTCAGTGTCGCTGGGCCTATCCCTGGTGATGCCGTCCTTCGAGTAGTACTGTGATATTTCAGTCCTGTCCGTCTGTCGGATACCGCCTGGGAGGCTGAATTCGTGCACGACGAACGGGTTGATCTTATCGATGGAATCTTGTTCGTTCATCATCTTGTTATTAACTCAGATAAAATTTTTGGTTCATTTTGGATTGGTGTTCGAGCCACATCTTGTCGAGGTCCACGTTGAGCATGTGGGCCAGTTGGAATAGGTAACTGAAGACGTCTCCCATCTCTACCATGACGTCCGTTCCTCGATCCTTCTTCAGGTTTGTTTTCTTGAACGTCCTCTTGTACTGACGGATCGCCGACGCAAGTTCGCCGACCTCCTCCGTCAATAGAAGCCATACGGTATCCACGGCGGCGCGGTCCCACCCCTTCTTCTCACAGATTCTCTTCGTCTCACACTTGTAGTAGTTCAGACTCATGTTTGCTTATTCATCTTACGGACCTACTCTTTAATTACATACCAATCTGATTGCGAGGGAGTTTCTTTCCAGCGGTGCTGGTGTTGACCGGTCGGTCAATGGGTTCGGCGATCGTGTCGATCTCCCTGGCGTAGGCCATGTACTGGGACACGCCGGTTTGGACCTGGGTGAGGGAACTGTCGATGACGCGGACGTTGAGGTCCCTCACCTGATTGTTCACGTTTTGGTAGTGGTCGCCGGAGTTACTGATGAACACGGCGCGCATGATGCTGTACAGGTCGTCGGGGTTTTGGTAGTCTATGGCGATACCCGTTCGGTTCTTAAAGGTTTGGCGGATCCCGCGCTGGATGAGATCCTTGTTGACCGCAGAGAAAAACAGCTTGTTGAGTGGCGTCTCGCACTGCTTCAGAGAATCGAGGTGAAGCATTGTTACTATAGTCGAACAAAAAAATATATGTAAATATTAAAATGCTGAGTCCCATTGACTTTTCTGATTTCGATTCCAAGCCGACTATCGTGGAAGATATCTCGTGCAAATCCCCAGCCTGCTTCATCGGGTCGTACCCCCCGGTATCGAAGCCCGGCGAAACCGGTCCGTACTACGTGAACACGTACCTCACCCAGCCGGATCGCCGGTTTGAAACCCTGGGTCCAGCCACCGTCAGGAGTGGGGACCTCGAGAAGTGCATGAAGTAATATAAAAATAAATTGAGCAGTGTAGATATAAAAGGATGAGGGTCACAAAACGCTCTGGTCGTGTTGAGGATATGCGCTTCGATAACGTCACCACCAGGATCAAGAATTTATCATACGGACTCTCTCCGAATGTCGACTCCTCGAAGATCGCACAGCAGGTTTTCTCCTCCATGTACGATGACATCACCACCCAGGAGATCGACACTTTATCGGCCGAGATCTGCGTCGGTATGATCACGTCCGATCCCGACTACGAAGTCCTCGCGACCCGAATCACCGCCAGTAACATCCACAAGGTGTGCCCCAACAACTTCCACCTCGCCATGCGCAAACTCCAGAAGGCGGGGATCATCACCGACGAGGTCGTCGAGGTGGCCCAGCAGGTTAAGGAACATATCAAAAACGACCGTGATTTCGAGTTCGGGTACTTCGGGATTAAGACGCTCGAGAAGGGTTACCTCCAGAGGGCCAGCGGCAAACTCATCGAGACCCCGCAGTACATGTTCATGCGCGTCGCCATAGGCATCCACGGCAAGGACGTCCCCGCGGTTCTCGAAACGTACGATAAGATGTCCCTGGGGTACTTCATCCACGCGACACCCACACTCTTCAACGCGGGTACGCCCCGGCCCCAGATGAGCTCGTGTTTCCTGATCGCGAACAAGGCTGACTCCATCGACGGTATCTACGGTACATTGACTGAATGCGCACAGATCAGCAAATGGGCTGGTGGAATCGGGATGCACATCCACAACGTTCGAGCGAATAAGTCCCACATCAAAGGCACGAACGGTCAATCCGACGGTATCATTCCAATGCTCCGCGTGTTCAACGCGACCGCGCGGTACGTCAACCAGGCCGGTCGCCGCAAGGGGTCCATCGCCGTCTACGTCGAGCCGTGGCACGCCGATATCATGGATTTCCTCGAACTTCGTCTCAACCAAGGCGACGAGGAGGCGCGGTGTCGCGATCTTTTCTCAGCCATGTGGATCCCCGACCTCTTCATGAAGCGCGTCGAGGAGGGCGGCGACTGGTCGTTGTTCTGTCCCGACAGGGCGCCCGGTCTTTCTGATTGCTACGGCGACGAGTTCGAAGCGCTCTACGCCAAGTACGAAGAAGAGGGACTGGCGAACGCGACCGTCCCGGCGGCTGACGTTTGGAAGGCTATCCTCAAATCGCAAACTGAGACTGGGACTCCGTACATGCTCTACAAAGATGCGTGTAACGCCAAGAGTAACCAGAAGAACCTGGGTGTCATCAAGTCATCGAATCTCTGTGTCGCACCGGAGACTAAGATTCTCACGAGTGAAGGACAGCGAACTATCTCAGAACTCAAAGACCAGGAAGTTGAAGTATGGAACGGTGAAGAATTTTCAAAGGTTACTGTTTGTCAAACCGGTGAAAATCAAAAGCTTCTCACAGTCAAGACGAGCAGGGGTCTCTCACTTCGATGCACACCGTACCATAAGTTCTGGGTCGTTGGCCAAGATGAACCCATCGAAGCTCAAAACCTCAAAAAAGATACGAAAATTATTAAGCATTCTCTCCCAATAATCAAAGCAAACGAAAAAAATATGAAATATGCATACACCCATGGTTTCTTTTGTGCCGATGGAACGACTTCATCATCTGGTGAACCAAAGAGATGCTCTTACACAGCAAAGAAAAATGGTCTTTGCATGCGTCACCAGTTAAATGAAAAGGAATATGAAAATGATGGCACTTGTCAGGCCAATTCACACTCCGAACAAAAGTTCTTAGATCTCTATCACGAAAAGAGGGAACTCATAAAGTTCACCGAGTATGATTATGCTATTACGAATGATACGTGTAAGCGAGTTCGTCTCCGTCTCCCTAAAGACATCGATGAGAAGTTTGTCGTACCCATGAATTATTCACTCGAGACCAAACTCGAATGGTTGGCTGGTTTCATGGATGGAGACGGCTGTGTCACGAGACATCGAGGGGGTCCAGGTGTTTCTATTCAGATTGCCTCTGTTCACTACGATTTCCTGCGAGATGTTCTGCTCATGCTTCTGACGATGGGTGTAAACTCTCGTATCAACTTAGCACAAGATGAAAGATCCGGAGATATTAAAGGGGGGCGATACACCTGCAAAAAGCTGTGGCGTCTTCTCATTCCAAGTGGCGGAGTCGAACTTCTGAAGTCTCTCGGTCTTCATGCGAAGCGACTGAATCTCGAGACCGACACTCATCCGAACCGCCAGTCACTTCACTTTGAGAAAATCGTGTCCGTCGAAGATCTGGGTGAAGTCGCCGACACGTTCTGTTTCAATGAGCCACTCAAGCATCGCGGTGTATTTAACGGTATTCTCACCGGAAACTGTACCGAGATCATGGAGTACACCGACAAGGACGAAACTTCCGTCTGCAATCTCGCGTCGATCGCACTCCCGAAATATGTGAACAAGGAACTCAAGACGTTCGATTTCGCGAAGCTCCACGAAGTCACTAAGATCGTCACCAAAAACCTCAACCGGGTTATCGACCGAAACTTTTACCCCGTGGAAACAGCGAGGCGATCCAACATACGCCACCGCCCGATCGGTCTCGGGGTCCAGGGCCTCGCCGACGTGTTTATCCTGTGTGGTCTTCCCTTCGACTGCGAGGATTCGCGTACGCTGAACGCCCACATTTTCGAGACCATGTACCACGCCGCGTTGGAGGCTTCGTCTGAACTGGCTGAAGTTGACGGCTCGTACGATAGCTTCGCCGGGTCGCCCGCCTCGGAGGGAATTCTTCAGCCGGACATGTGGACGGGGGACGTGAAGTTTAGCGGTCGCTACGATTGGGACGCCATGCGCGAGCGCATCAAGACGAAGGGTCTTCGTAACTCTCTCCTGATGGCACCCATGCCGACAGCGTCCACCGCACAGATCTTGGGCAACAACGAGTGCTTCGAACCGTACACGACCAATATTTATCTCAGGCGCACACTCGCCGGTGAGTTCGTCGTGGTGAACAAACACCTCGTGAACGACCTGAAAAATGCGGGTCTCTGGTCGAAGGATATGAAAGATCTCATGGTTAAAGCCGGCGGGTCCATACAGAACATAACAGATATTCCGGATGATATTAAGGAACTTTACAAAACTGTATGGGAAATTAGTCAAAAGTGTATCATCGAGATGGCGGCGGACCGCGGTAAATTTATCGATCAATCTCAATCTATGAACCTCTTCATGGAGAGCCCGACCCTTTCGAAGCTATCGAGCATGCACATGTACGCGTGGAAAGCCGGTCTGAAAACCGGTATGTATTACCTTCGTTCAAAGGCGAAGGCGCGACCCATCCAGTTCAGCTTAGAGCCGGATTGTGTGGCGTGTTCCGCTTAAAGTTTTGGGTCCTGGTATAAGTAAACAGGAACGATGGATAAGGCGGTCGAGAACCTCCAGATCAACGCGTACAACAACAAGCGCATCGTGCTCGCCACGAAGCAAGGTACGCCCATGCGCGTCCAGTTCCCGCGCATGTACATGCCGTTCGGCGTGTCAGGGTTCGTCCCGGAGATCGGCCCGACCAAATACAACATCGATTTCGCCATCAAGGGGTTCGACGAGGAGGATAGTTACATGAACAGCTTTTACGAATCTATACGAGCGCTCGAAAACAAAGTCATCGACGCCGTCGTCGATCAGAGCCAAGCGATCTTCGGGAACCCGATGACCAAGGAAGAGCTCCTCCCCATGTTTAATTCCAACGTGAAAGAAGCCCCCGGTCGCGAACCGAAGTTCCGCGTCAAGGTCGACACCACCGTGGACGATAGCATCAAGGCGAGCGTTTTCGACGCAGACAGGAACATCATACGAGACGAGGTCCGGGGCGGTCTCTACGCAAGAAACAGTGGCCACGCGATGGTTGAACTCAACAGCGTGTATTTCTTGAACAGAAAGTTCGGTCTGACGTGGAAACTTAACCAACTCGTCGTCTACGAGCCGCAAAACCTGAAAGGTTTCCAGTTTAAGATTTAGATTGTTTTAACAGCAGGATACTATACACCTTCTGAGCCTCCTTAAGAAGTTTTCCCTTCACCTTGGTGAACTTCTTTGGGTCTAAACCCAACTTGACCTTGGCGACTTTCACAGAGTCTTGCCATTTAACGAGCGACATTCTTCCTTACTAGTACCCCTGAAAATTTTTCGTGCTCACATCATTTCCTTGAACTTCTTCCCCTTCGTCTTCTTCGCTTCGGTGCGGTAAGCCCTGAACCCGTGATCCTTATCCTTAAGGGACTTCTTGGTCGCCTTGGAAGCCTTCCTGGACTTGATCCGGCCGTCCTTGCGCCCCCTGAAGAGATCCTTCTTCTTGAGACCGTCCTTACCCCAGGTAGTCTTTTCCGCTGTGCCGTGGAAAACTTCAGCGCGAGAACCGATCGTTTTATCAAAACCCATTTTATATTACATTACGCGCGGAAAATATTTTTGATGTCGAGGATAGAAATCTTTTTCGCCGTCCTCCCCCCGGTCGGGATCTGGGTCTTGATCCTCTCGTCGTTCAAAACCTCCGAGCACACGATAGATTTGTGACCCTGGAGCGCCATCATCTCCTGCTCCACGCTGATGAATCTCGGACACTCTTTGTAAATCAATTTTTTGACGTGAACGGCATGGTTCTGACCCGTCCGATGACTCCGACCGACGGCCTGGAGTTCAGTCGCGGGGTTCCACGCCGGTGCGGTGATGTACACCCGCGTTGCCTCCTGAAGATTTAGACCCTGACCGCCGCACCGGATCTGGATCAAAAAAATGGAACCCGGCGGGGAGGCTTTGAACGCCTCGATCTGCTGGACGCGCGTTTCCTTCGATACCGAGCCGTCGATCCTGAAAACGCCGCGAATTTTAGCCCTAATCTTGTTCCGTTCAGCCGCGTCGGGATCGGCATCCAGCCCGCATCCCAGTAGACTGTCATCAGAATTGTAACCGTCCAGTTCTTCCGGAACGGCGGTGAGCTTCGTCTGGATGTGATTCATCTCACCCATGAACTGACAGAACACCAGTGCCTTTTCGCGCGGGTGCTCGTCCAAAAAGCCGAAAAGTGTCTCCATCTTATTCGACCGACCGGTCCACTTTTCGGGTTCGACGCCGTTCTTGCGCGCGACGCCGTCGTAATACATCTGCGGCCAGACCATCGCCTGCCTGGCCCTCAGTAAACACTCCACGATGACCATGTTCTTGTAACTCGAGGTGCATTCCCTGAACGCCTCCTGGATAGTGTTCTGCGCGTCCTGGAACACGAACTCGTACAGGCATTTCTCCTCCTCGAACATGTCCAGCTCGATGTTCTCGAACGTACACGGCGGGAGTCGCAGTCGCTCGTTAATCGCGGCGAGATCTTCCTTGGTTCTTCTCAGTATGTAATCGTCCTTGATCTTGCGTTGTTCCGCGAGCACGAAATTCCGATCGAGACCGAGAAACGTGCACAGCGACACGAAATCCTCCATCGAGTTGAAAACCGGCGTTCCGGTGACGATCCACCGAATTTCCGTTTTCAGGAGACACGTGTTTTTGTAAATTTTTGACCGTTTATTCCTGATCTCATGGGCCTCGTCGAGGATAATTCGATCCCAACGTGGAAAATGGAGCGGCGTTTTCGCTTCCGGTTTGTGACCCTTGGAACTGAGCACGGAATACGGCGCGATCGTCACCGTCCGCTTTTCCCGGTCGACCAGGAGCTCTTCGTCGAGCTTGCGCTTAGGGCCGTCGAAGACCTGCACCGTTAAGCTGGGCGCGAACCGCTTGATTTCCTGGACCCATTGCGTGATGATGGATTTGGGCACGATGAGTAAAGTCCGCTGTTTCGGGTTACCGAGCATCACCGTGATCAATTGAACCGTCTTACCCAGCCCCATCTCGTCGCATAAAAATCCACCTTTCGGCCCGTTGACGCGGTTTTCTTGTTTAAGCATCCATTGGACGCCGTCTCTTTGGTACGGTATAAATAATCTTCCATTTAATTCGGCGGTCGCTAATTTATACTGATCGTCAGTCATCTTCGTACGGGTCCTCGTCGGGTAATTCGAGAATTTCGCACGTGATCGGAGGCTTCTCTTTTTTCTTTCTAGGAGCTCGCTTAGGTTTCATTTCTTCATCCAAAATTTTCAATTCATCGATATGTTCCCGGTAATATATAACTCGGTCCCAAATTATCCGCATGATCGGTCGGTACTTTTCGAACCACGCGCGATCACGTTTCACGTTGACGACATCAAATTCTTCGGGGAGCGGCCAATTCGTTTCGGCCGGTTTATATTGAATAAAATCCGCCTCCTCAAGATCGAGGATCTCCATGCACAGCTGAAGTTGCGGCATGTAGTGTTCCGGCACCTCACCCGGTATGATCTTGCGCTGCGGCGGGCACTTGATCTCGACCAATTTTCCGCTCTCGGAGACACCGTCGGGGCTCCCGCCGAGCCAGGTGTGCACGGGGTGGGGGACCAAGCCAATCTCATGGACGACCTCTCCGTGTCGCTCTTCGTATATGATTCTGG